TTTGGCCGTCTGTTATTGGCCGGGCTGATGCGGGGCGCTACAGGAGGAACCAATGGTCGCGACATCTTCAAATCTCAAATCTCGAATTTCAAACGCCGCCCCCAGCCCCCAGCACCCAGCACCTAGTCCCTTCCCTGACACCCGACACCCCGGCCCGTTCCCAGAGCGAAGCGCCGGGGCGGGCCTGACACCTGACACCTTCCGCCCGCCTCGCTTCGTCGTGACGCTCGACGCGACGACTGGGGCCGCGCCGGTGCGCGTGCCGCTCGCCGTTACCGGCAAGTGGATGCGCGGGACGGCGCCCTTCTCCATCAGCCTGCGCGACCTCGAAGAGATCGTCCGCAACTTTCGCGAGCGGCAAAACGGCGAAATCAACGTGGACTACGACCACGCGAGCGAAATGCCGGAGGTGGCGGCGGGCGGGCCGGTGCCGAGCGCGGGGCGAATTGTGCGGCTGGACGATCCGCAGCCCGTAGGGGCGGGTCTCAGACCCGCCCCTACACGGAACGGTCGCTATATCCTCTGGGGCTGGTTCGAGCCCACGGAGCGGGCGCGCGCGCTGCTGAAGAATCGCGAGTACCGCTACATCTCGCCCGCCATCGATTGGGCGGCTCGCTCGAAACTCTCCGGCCGGCCGCAGGGCACGACGCTCACCTCCGTGGCGCTCACCAACCGGCCCTTTCTCGAAGAGCTGCCGCAGATCCGGCTCTCCGACCCCGCGTTCCAGCCAGTGGAAGAAAACGAAAATCGAATCCGTCCGCTGACGGAGAAAATCGAAAATCGCCACGCGGACTCCGAATTTCCAGTTTCGAGTTTCGATTTTCGAGTATCCGAGACAGGAGGACCCATGAAGCACGTCAACCTTTCCGTCGAAGACGGAAAAATCAAAATCGCCCACGAGGATTTCCAGGACGAATACTTCGTGAACCCCGAGGAATTGAGGAAGGCCCTGAAGGCGCTTGGGCTCGACCCGGAAGCGGCGCTCGCCGCCGCGCTCTCGGAGCTGGGGGCCGACCCTGCGCTGCGCACGGGGCGGGAGATCAACCTCACCCAGGCCGGCACGCTGCTCTCCGAAACCGAGGCGTGCGGGAAGTCAATCTCCGCCGTCGAGTTCTTCCGCGCCCGCGTCGAACAGGAACTCGACGAGGCGGTGAAGTCCGGCAAAGTCCTTCCCCGCCAGCGGGACGATTGGAGAAGGATCGCGCTCGCCGACTTCCCAACGTTTCGCAAGATCGTCGGCGCGCAGAAGGCCCAGGTGCCGCTGCGGCCCGTGGGGTTCTCGGGCGCCGCACCCACGGACGTCCAGGCGCAGGTGAAATTCCTCGCCGAGCAGCGCATGCGCGAGCGCGGCGTGACGTTCGGCCAGGCGCTCAGCGACATCGGCCGCGAACAGCCCGACTTGGTCCAGCAGTACCGCCGGGCGGTGAGCGGCGGGGAATAGGAACGAAACTCGAACCGTCGGCTGACGGATTGAGCGATTGAGTGATTGAGTGATTGAGTCCGCCGGCCGGCGGACCCCGAGAGAGAAATCACCAGATCACTAAATCGCCAAATCACTCAATTTGGGAGGAAAAATGGCAGGAGCAACTTACGTTCTGGATAAAACCTACAAGGTGATCGAGGCGGCGGGCGTGGGCAAGTACCGCGCCATCGTGCCGGGCACGAACGACGGCGAGTGCAAGCTGCCAACAGCCGCCAATCAGCTCTCCCAGGGCATCACCCAGGAGGCGCAGTCGAAACAGAACCAAAACGTGACGGTGCGCAAGTACGGCATCTCGCGAGCCTACGCCAAGGGAACCATCACCCGGGGCGACTACCTGGAGATCGGCGACTCGACCGGCGCGCTGCGTAAGGCCGACCTGGCAACCGCGCCCGGCGCCGCCACGCTGCACAACGTCCTGGGCATCGCCGAGAGTTCGGCCGCAGACGGCGAGATTTTCTTCGTCTTTCTCTCGCCCAACCCGGTGGTGATGCCGGTCAGTTGAGGTTACAGGGAACAGGTTATCCGTCGGCTGACGGATCCCCTATCCCCTGTCACCTGTCACCTGTGCCCTGATTTTTCGCGGGCTCGGCCCCGGCTGTCAGCAGCCGGGGTACTTCGCCCCGCGTGCAGAGAAGCGACCCGCTGACGGGTCTCCGCGTTCCGTTGTAGGGGCGGTTCGTGAACCGCCTTTGCTGCCCGCGCGCGGAGCGCCAACTGTATGCGGTTCGGAGCACAAACATGCCTGACATTTCCATGGCGCATGTAGACCAGGCTCTCACCGAGGTCTCCATCGCCTATCGCAACGCCCAATTCCTGGCGGACCAGATCTTCCCGGCGATTCCGGTGACCAAGCAGTCCAACAAGTACTTCATCTACTCGAAGGACAGCTTCCGGATCCTGGACGATTCCCGCCGGCCCGGCGCGCGCGCCAATGAAATCGATTGGACGCTTTCCACCGACACTTACTTCTGCGAAGGCCACGCGCTCGCCCAGGCCCTACCCGACGAACTGCGCGCCAACGCCGACCAGGCCATCGACGTCGACGTCGACACCACGGAAACGCTCACCGACCTGATCTACTTGCAGCGCGAAATCCTGGTGGCGGCGAAGGCCACCGATCCGGCCGTGGTGACGCAGAACACCACGCTCTCCGGCACCAGCCAGTGGTCGGACTACTCGAACTCTGATCCCATCCAGGCCGTCGAGAACCAGAAGACGACGATCCATAAGCAGGTCGGCCAAGTGCCGAACTCGCTGCTGGTGAGCTACCCGGTCTTCCTCGCCCTGCGCAACCACCCCAAGCTCATCGATCGATTCAAGTACGCGCAGGTGGGAATTCTCCAGCCCGACCATCTGAAGTCCGCCTTCAACGTGGACAACTTCCTGGTGGGCGCGGCGGTGAAGAACACGGCCAACGAAGGCGCCGCGGACGCGCTCGATTACGTCTGGGGCAAAAACGCGGTCCTCTTCTTCAAGCCCACGGCGCCCGGCCGCCGCACGGTCTCGCTCGGCTACCAGTTCACCTGGCTGTTCGGGGCCAACACCAACGGCTTCCTCGTCAAGCGTTATCGCGAGGAGTCGCGCACCGCGGACATCGTCGAGGTGCAGCTCTACTACGATGCCAAGGTGGTGGCGGCCAACGCCGCCTACCTGTGGCTCTCGGCGGTGGCGTAGACAAATCGGGTCATCGGTTGATCGGGTGATCGGATCATTGGGTGATTTAGCGATTCAGTGATTTGGCGATTTCTTCAATCGCAAAATCACCCGATCACCAAATCACTCAATGGCTCGATGGCCCGATCACCAAACTAGCGGAGTGAACCATGAGCTTCACAACCATCGACGCCGTGGCCGCACACTATCCGGGATTCCAGCGCGGCGTGGCAAACCAGAATCCCGCCGACGCGCAGATCCAGGCTTGGATCGAAAGTCAAAGCGCGCGCATCACGGCGCTCTCCACGGGCCGCGGTTACACGCTCGTGGGCCTGGCCACGAACAATCCGCAGGCCTACTCGCTGCTCGCGCTGATGAACGAAGTGGGCGCCGCGGCCGACCTCGGTGAGGCGCTGTTCTCGCTGCTCGGACCCGAAGCCTCGCCGCAGGGCTGGGCCAATCCCAACAATCTCCGGCGGTCTTACGAAAACATGCTCGCCGAACTCGGCCGCGGAACCTACGACAAGCTTTTCATCGCCGACGCGCGCACCGGAGACGTCTACCCGGCGCTCGGCGGCGTCGCGGGCCAGGAAACCGACCTCGATGATGAGGATAGCAATGCGGCGTTCAAGAAAGGCGATGTGTTTTGAACGATGAATCCGTCAGCCGACGGAAACGACGAATTCTGAATAGTGAATTGTGAATGGTGAATTCAGAAACCCGTCAGCTGACGGGCATTCCGCCCTCATAGCGTGCCCGCGCCAGGCGGGGGTGGTGAACGAGTTCCGAGTTTCGAGTTTCGAATTTCCAGTTTGGGGTTTCGTCTGTGATCGAGCTTACTTACACCATCAATTCGGAACCGGCCGAGAAAGCTTTGGCGAACTTCCAGGCGTCCCTCGCCGACCAGTCGCCGGCGCTGCGAGGCATCGCCGCCGATTTTCGGGAAATGATCGCCCGGCAGTTCGCCACCGAAGGCCGCGCCGAGGGGACCCCGTGGCCGCCGCTTGCGCCTTCCACGCTGCGACGGCGGCGCGATCGGGGCTCCCCGATTCTTCAATCCAGCGGCGCGCTGCTGCGCTCGCTCACCGCGCATGGGGCGGCCGGACACATCGAGCAACTCGAGGAGCAATCGCTCGCCATCGGCACCAGTGTGCCCTACGCGCTCTTTCACCAGACGGGGACGCGGCGCATGCCGGCCCGGCCCATCATCGTGCTCTCC